AGTTGACGAATGGCAGTGATGCCGTATGGGTTGTAACCGTTGCCAGAAGAGGCATGGCTACAGTAAAGATGTTTTGCATTAAATTTAATTGAACTCTACATCCTAATAGAGAAACCGCACATCCCCTTTTTCAAGGGGGAATCTCCTAGGCTCTAATGTCACTGTCAAAGACTCATGACAAATTACATTGTATCAGTTTATTTAGTTTTTGTCAAATGTCATCCAAATAGTCTAAAGATAAGACTTCAATATCATCCTTTTGAATTACCCAATCCCTAATTTCATCATAAAGAGCCTGGGCATCTTTTGACCTACCCTCAGCACAAAGATCGTGCATTCTGTCAATTATAGCATCAACTCTTTGCTTACAAAGATTGTGCATCTGAGTTGAATTCATAGTAGTCTTTCCTGAAGTACCTGGATAGAATATTGCTATTATAGTACTTGGGAACACCACTGTCAAGAGATTCAGTCAAGACATTATTCAGGAACAGTTGTCTTGTTTCTTCGTAGTTACACTTTCCTTTTGTTTTATGGAGGCTAAGTATTGTTCTGTCCACTGACTCTTTTCCCCAAAGGTCAATGTCTGCTTTGAGTTCTGGACAGGATCCGTAATACTTTTTCCAATTAGACTCTGATTTAACTTTTCTAGATTTTCCTTTTGGTTTTGTGAAACTCCAGAAATATTTTCTGCCAATATATGAACGACCAGTCTTACTGCAGTAAAGATGATAAACAAAACCAAAATGATCTTGAATATAATCAGACTCAAATACTTTCCCATTGTAAATCCAAGGGTTCTCGTAGCTCATAGAACTCATAGTATAATGAGCTACTATTTATCTTGAACCCTTACAGAGTTATTCTAATGACCCTTGAGGATCTTGTCAATCCTCTTTTTTGCCTTCTTTCTTCTCTCTGATCTTATCAATCAGGCTCTGGAGCTTCTCCCTCTTGGCAATTTCAGATGGCTTCCTGCCCTTTCTAGGTGCCTCTGGTGCTTCTGTTGCTTCATCCATAGATACCCCCTCTACTGCATATCTACGATCAGACTTGGATGTGTCCATGTTGCGCTTTGCCTGTTTAGTGGCAGTGGCATACATAACAGACTTTGCTCTTTCTCCATATCTCTTCTTAAAGTCACCTGCAGACTTTTTCATTCCCCTTACAAGTCTTTCCTTCTCTCCCTTCTCTGCAGTATCAAGTGCTCTCTCTTTAATCTCAATATCTTCTTTCTTATATCCCTTTGCTTTAGGAACTCCCTTTGAAGGAACACAGTTTGGAACTTCTCTTCCATTCTTTTTCTTCATGCCAACTTGGGTATAACCCTTCCAGCAAGGATCTTCTTCTTTAATAACTTCTTCAAAGTGCTTTCTTGCAGCCTTGACCATATCAGCATGTGCCTTGGTCTTCTTCATATCTTCAACTGCCTTTTCATTATTCTCTTTTCTCTTCTTCATATCTGTCTCAAGATATGAATCATCTTTCTTCTCTACAAGATCTCCATCTACTTCAACAGAGTCTGCCATTCCATGAATATGCTTACCCTTTGATTTCTTATCTTCTCTTTCAGAGGATTTTTTTTCTGAGTCTGCATACTTAGATGCAACCTTAGCATCCATTCTTCCTGCTTTTTTATCAGCAATCTCTGCTCTTCTTAGTGCTCTTTCTTCTGGATCTAATGCTTCATCCAGTTGGTTCTGATAAATTGCTAAGTATGCTTCCTTTAAATTATTCATGACGCACAAAGACTTTTCAATTATTTATAAAAAAAAGAGGGGCAATGCCCCTCTAATCAAAGTTTAAATCCAGCAAAACTATCTTTCTTCAAGTCTTGCTTAATTCCACCAACCACATAACTTTCAACTTCAGTTTCCTGTGGAGCAACCTGAAGACCTTTGGAACTAATCCAATGCTCAGTCCAAGGGAGAGGATTATTCTTAGCAGGGATATCATAGACTGGTTTGATTCCAATAGCACGCATTCTTCTATTAGCAATCCACTCAACATAACTGTTAAGTAGTTTGTCATTCAGACCAATCATAGAACCATCTTTAAAGAGATACTGTGCCCATGCCTTCTCTTCATCAACACACTTCTTAAATGCAGAGACTACCCAATCTTGCTCTTCTTTAGCAATTTGTTGCATCTCTGGATCATCCCCTTCACTCCACTTATTGAGGATGTTTTGAGTAATGACAAGGTGCTGATTTTCGTCTCTTGCGATGAGAGAGATAATTTTAGCGGATCCTTCCATAAGTTTGAGTTCACCAAATGCAAAGCTGCAAGCGAACGAGACATAAAACCTGATACCTTCGAGAATGTTGACATTAGCAATAGCGCGATAAAGTTTTCTCTTTAATTCAATTCTACCTTCTTTTGCATAAGGAACTCCTTCCTGAGCAAATATCCATTCATTAGATATTCCATAATGTTGTGCAGAATTAATAAAATCATCATAAGCTCCTGTGACAGATGATGCTCTTTCCAGGATTTTCTCATTATCTAGAATGGTATCAAAGACTTCTGTAGGATCTGAGTAAACATTCTTAATGATGTAAGTATAGGATCTGGAGTGAATCATCTCCATGAATTCCCACACAGTCATACATGCTTCCAGTTCAGGAAGAGAGCAGTATGGAATGAATGCCATACCAGGACCTCTTCCCTGAACAGAATCAAGGAGAATTTGATACTTCAAATTTGAAGTAAAGATGTGCTTTTGCTCTGGTCTCAAATGTGCAAAATCTGCACGATCCTTTTGGAGGGAGACCTCTTCAGGTCTCCAAAAGTATCCCAGTTGCTGTTGAGTTAATTTATCAAAGATTGGATACTTGTATTGATCATATCTTTGTACTCCCAAGGGATTGCCAAAAAACATAGGTTGCTTTTTGGTGTCTACTTTAGATGTGTTGAATACAGTCATCCCTTGAATAGACTCCTCTGAATTAACTCTAAATTTTGCAACTGTCACAATCTTCCTCTCCTTTTGAATTTAAAATTTCTTCAATTAAATCATTAACACTTTGAGATGGTTCTTTAATTTCATCAGTCTTATTATCATATGTATTCTGATAATAAGATGTCTTCCATCCATACTTGTATGTACTCAGGAAATCCTGTGCCATCACTGTAACAGGAACTTCATTATCCTGGTAATTCTCTGGATTATAGGACCAGTTTCCAGAAATTGCTTGATCAAAGAACTTTTGCATAATTGCAACAATATTAATATACCCAGTATTGCTAGGCATATCCCAAAGGAGCGTGTAATTGTTCTTAAGGTGTTGGTACTGGGGAACAATCTGCTTAAGTGGACCCTTCTTGCTTTTCTTAACGGACAGGAACCCTCTAGGTGGTTCAATTCCATTTGTGGCATTTGACACAACGGAACTGCTCTCCGAAGGCATCTGTGCGGACAGTGTTGAGTGCCTGAGACCGTGAGCCAAGATGGATGATCTAAGATTTTCCCAATCATGCTGGTATGGAATAGAAGTAATTTCGTCTACATCTTTCTTATAGGTATCAATTGGCAAAATGCCATCTGCATACTTAGTTCTGTTGAAGTATTCACAAGCACCCTTTTCTTTAGCAATCTGATTTGATGCCTTGAGAAGATAATATTGGAATGATTCAGAAAGTCCATGAACTGCATCCCATGCTTCTTGAGAATCATATCTGAATCCAAGTTTAGCAAGGTAGTGTGCAAGTCCAATATATCCAACCCCAAGAGACCTTCTTGCTTTGGTAGACTTTTCTGCTGCAACTACAGGATAATCCTGATAGTCAATCAGTTCTTCAAGACCTCTCACTGAGAGTTCACAAAGTTCTTCAAACTCTTCATCATCTTTGACTTTACCTACATTAACTGCAGACAAAATACAAAGAGCAATTTCACCATCTGGATCATCAATATGATTTAGCGGTTTAGTTGGAAGAGTAATTTCCTGACATAGATTGCTCATCTCAATCTTATCCTTAAAGGATGAGTGAGAATTGCAATGGTCAA